GCATTGGGCATTATGTTGGACAAGGTGAATTTGTTGAAGGGACGCCCCCAAGCCCTGACGGCCAACGTAAACGTTGGGTTTGGTCCGAAAGACAGGAGCAGGGAAGAGATATTAAAGATATTGGGTGGAGAGAAGAAAGTTACCGAGGAATGACCTTTTTGGCGGGGGTAATCGTTAGGGGTAACGAAGGGGTAATACGGTTCATAGTAGCCGTACCCCCCGCCATTTGAGATGAAGTACGCTGACGAAGTAAGCGCTGAGTTCGGCATACCGTGGTCAAGTGAATTGGGGTATGATCATGGCGCCTTGACCACTGGATTGACGCCCGAAGAGGCGAAGGTGATGATGGCGAACAACCCTGAGAAGGCTGAGTTCTTGTTGGAGTTGTTGGAGAATCAACCTGCGCAAGAAGCGAAAGACGCGATTAAGTGGGGATTCACTTTGCCGAGTTGGCGTAGGGTGATGGAGCGATGGGACAAGGACAAGGTGCATGTGATATTTGGTGGTAACCGCAGTGGCAAAACCACCTTTGCCAGTAGATTGTTGGTGCATTTGGCTGAACAAATACCCGAAGCCGAGTTACGAAGCTTCCACGTAACGGAGGATCGTTCGATAGAAGACACGCAAAAGTTCGTGTGGGACGCCATACCGCAGCGTTACAAGGACATGAAGAAGCGTAGTTCGACTCATTCGTTGAGTTACACGCACAAGAATGGCTTCACGGATGGCAAAGTGATATTTCCACCGCAGGAAGGATACAAGCGTGGCAGTTACTTGCGTTTCAACAATTACAGACAGTTCCTGCAAGACGCCCAGATCATAGAGGGCATGACTTCGCACTGCATACACTTGGAGGAGGAGTGTCCCGCTCGCTTGTTCGAGACATTGTTGGCTCGTGTAGCTGATTATCACGGACGCATAGTGATGACCTTCACCACTTTGCAGGGATGGACTGACTTGGTGAGCAGTTTGTTGCGTGGAGCGGAGACAGTGAAGAGCAGATACAGCGAATATTTGGGCATGGAGTTGCCAGTGGAGCAAGTATCCGCGAATTGGGAAGGTTGCCGCATTCATTACTTTTGGTCAGAAGACAATCCCTTCTTTGATTCCAAGGAATTGAGGAAAGCGTACTCGAAGCAACCGTTGGAGGTGAAGCAAGCGAGGCTATATGGAGTGCCTACCAAGGTATTTCAGAACAAGTTCCCCAAGTTCAACCCGCACGTCAACGTAGTGAAGCGAGAGGACATACCGTTCTTGAACAATCCCGAAGACAAGGTGACTAGATACATGATATGCGACCCTGCGGGCAGCAAGCCGTGGGTAATGATATGGGTTGCAGTGGACAGAGAGGGGAAATGGTGGGTTTACAGGGAGTGGCCCGACGCAAGCGTCGGCGCATGGGCTTTGCCCCATGCGAATGCAGCGGGAAAACCAGTTGGCAAGGCGGGACCCGGACAACGCCCAGTGGGATATGGGTACCAAGACTACGCTGACTTGATGAAGGACTTGGAGAAAGACGAGGAAGTCTTCGAGCGTTTGGTCGATCCGCGATTTGGCAAGGCGACGGTACGCACTGCGGGTGGAGAAACCAATATGTGCAACGAGATGATGGAGTTCGATATTCATTTGCGTCCTGCCCCCGGATTGGAGATAGAGCATGGCATACAAAAGATAAACGATTTGCTGAGTTGGGACAATTCCGAGCCAATGGATGAGGAAAACTGCCCTAAGTTGTATATTTCGGAGGAGTGTGATAACTTGATCTACGCATTGACCGAGTATTCGGGTTCTTCAAGGGAAGAAGCCTGCAAGGATTTCATTGACGTTCTCAGATATGGGGCGGTCACGCCCTTGGATTACGTTGGAGAAGGGGCGTTGTCGGTTGCGGGAGGCGGAGGATACTAAGGTGAGCAAGAAAGGGTATAATGAAACCAATATGTTCAAGAGCGGAGGTCTTGGTGACGCGAGTTCAAGTGGAGGTTGGGGAGAAATTACTGCAAATGACAAGAAGATGGTGGACAAGGGGTGGCATAGGTTTTGGTCGATGAGAGGTTTGTCTCCGCCAAGCGGTAATTCGTTGGGGCATACTTTCAGTAAACGCAAGAAGCGCGACAATTCGACTATTGACACTTCCGAGAAGGAATGAAATCAGGGAAATAGGAGGGGAATTTATGGATAACGTCGAGGAAGCATTGCAATTTGACCCGAAGGGTAGTCCTGACATCGATGCCTTGTCGCAGGCATATCAGGAAACTCGTGGCGATTTGGGGGAGTTCTTGGACAGGCGCCAAGAAGACTTCGATCAGCGGTTCCAGATATGGCCGGGCAAGAGTCGCGACAACCGCAAACATGCTCGTGGCGGCGGAGGCGAACCATTCCCTTGGGAGGGAGCATCCGATCTTTCCTGTAACTTGATAGATGACGTTATTCGCAGCCACGTAGGTATGTTGATGAGCGTCATGAAGCGAGCTAATTTGGTTGCCACCCCCGTCGAGAGCAGTGACGTGGAGCGAGCCGCCGTAGTGCAGAACTTCATGAAGTGGGTTGTGCATGTCAAGATGGAGAACATGTTGCGTGAGTACGAGCGTGGCTTCAATCATTTGCTCGAAAAGGGCATCATGGTGCATTACGTGTACTGGGAGCAACAGGACCAACGAGTGTTGGAGACAATAGACCTTCAGGAAATATCAGCGAAGATGCCCGAATTGGCTGAGATGTTGTTGGACGAAGCCAATGACGAGACTCTCAAGGAGTTGCTTTCTGTGCAATATGACGTGTCTTCCAAGAAGGCAGGCAGCATATTGAAGGATTTGCGGGCGGACGGAACCGCTACGGTGCCAGTCACCACGACGATACACAACAGACCTGCCATGCGAGCATTGGCTTGTGACGAGGAAATCTACTGGCCTTCTTGGACAATGGACCCACAAGACGCTCCGTACGTATTTCTTTCGGTGCATTACACTGCCGAGCAACTAAGAGGCAAGGTAGCTACCGACGGATGGAACGAGGATTGGGTGGAGCATGTCATAGAAACCACGAAGGGACGCGAGCCATCCGATGAAGTGAATTACAGCAGGGAGCGCCATCGCACCGCGAATATCGACAGGGACGGTGGCGACGATGACACGATTCGTTGCATCTATGCTTTTCAGAGACTTATAGACGAAGATGGAGTCAGCGGTATATACTGCACCGTATTCCATCCTGACGTAACGGAAACACACGAGGTATCGAAGCCTTGGGCAAAGCATGAGTTATTGCCTTATCGTCATGGCAATTATCCGTTCGTCGTGACGAAATTGGAGGAATGGTCCAAGCGATTGTACGAGACACGCAGTTATCCTGAGATTGGCAAGAGTTGGGAACAACAACTCAAGGCGGAGATGGATGCTGCTGTGGATAGATTGAGTCTCAGCACTTTGCCCCCGCTTGAACATCCAGTCGGAAGAGCGCCAAGCAGATGGGGACCGGGCGTCAAGGTGCCATATCGCACACCCGGAGAATACCGCTACGCTGATACACCTCGCTACGATGGCTCAAGCGTCGAGATGCGAGAGAACATACGACGCATGGCATTCGAGTATTTCGGAAGAAACTATACGGGCGTCGATCCGCAAGACGTTGCGAACAAGCAACAAAGCTTGGTGGACAAGTCCTTCAGCCACGTAAAGCAAGTCATGGATCAAGTATGGAGCTTGTATCAGCAATATGGCAGTGACGTGGAATATTATCGAGTGATTGGCGTCAATGACGTTCAACGCTTTGACAAGGGCGCTGCGGGAGAACGCTTTGATTTCTATTTGCAATTCGACGTCGGCTTGTTGGATGGCGCTCAAATCGTGGAGCGCGTGAAGGCGATAAGCGAAATGGTGGGTGCCTTGGACAAGAACGGCGTAGTGGATACCGAGAAACTTCTTGGCATGGTGGTCGAGCAGACTTTGCCCGGTGCAGCGGACAAGATCATACAGCCCAAGGAAACTGGCATAGCTCGCGCAGTGGAGGAAGAAAGAGCTACCATTGCGGAACTAATGGCAGGCGTACCACCTAACGTTAA